ATGAGCGCGTGATGGATGATCCGGTCGGGATAGTACGGGAGCTTGTAGATCGTCCGCTGCTTCGGCTCGTAGATGACTTTCGTCGTGTAGGGCGAGGTCGCGAACGTTCCGCTGACGAGTTCCTCCTGTAGTTCGCGGAGATAGTAATCCGGGTCCGCATCAACCAGTTTCACCGCGTAATAGTGCGTCTTGCCTTTGCGGGCGTTCTGGTGCGCTCTCCGGAGGTTATCAATCGATACCAGGGTCGAGAAGAGGTCGCCGCGGCGCTTCATGAGGCAAGCCCCCGCAGCCCTGCCGACAGGAGAGAGCGTTCCGCCGCGCTGACGCGAGTACCAGCACTCTCCTGTGGACGGGTTTTGTCTTTGGCCCCGACATCGTCGGGACTCGGGTCAGTGCGCTGTTCAGGGCCGCTCAGTCGGAACCTGAGCTCGACGTGGGTGCCATTGTTGCGATTGGAATTCGAGACCGTGTTATTCGCATTCCGATAGCCGGGACCTGCATTCCGCGCATTATTCCAATTGCCCCCTGCAAGCAGGAGAAGAGGAAGGCCCCCACAGTGTCGCGCACGAACCAGTATCATTGTTTGCTCCCCTCCCCCTTCAAGTTAGCGTATAGTACCGGTTGATTTTCCGAATGGTCGCGACAAACGGCAGATGCTCTTTATACCGTTCCAGTTGATCAGAGATGACCTCAGACCCGGTGAACAGGACGTGCGTCTCCCCACCCATCTCGAACTGCACGGTCGTATACCGCGCGTTCTCCTTGAACTTGCTTTGACCTCGCTTGAAATCGAGAATCAGAACCTCCTGGTTCAGCACATCGTCAATGCCCATCTTCTTTCCGTCGAGAGGTTTCTCCTCCGTCGCGAAATCAGAAAATTTGGGGTGCGTCTTATCACACCTCCTTATGCCTCTTCAGGGGGCCGGAACTCGACGCGGGCGCCATCGGAGCGAGCGGAAGACGAGACCGCGTTATTCGCATTCCGAGAGCCGGGACCCGCAGTCCGCGCATGACGCCAAGCGCCCCCCGCAAGCAGGATTCTGTCTCCGGTTGGCGCGTACCAATTGTCGCACAGATACGTGCTGTCCGATCCGGTTACCGCCGACGGCATGGCAGCCATGCCGCCGAGTTCGTCTTCCAGCAGCCCCGAGACATAGCCGCTCACCTGCGGGACACCCGATCCTGCTTCATAGGACCCATCGGCCATTGTCCCTGCGAGAGTCCCCGATCCATCGCGCTTGATGGTGCGGAAGATGCCGCCGGCCTTGAAGTTGCATCCGATGATGAACTTCCAGTCGTTGCCGTAGGGGTTCTCGATCCCTCTCCAGCAGATCGGGGTCTGCCCGTTCGTTCCGGACCCTACTCCGGTGCCGTTCTCCGCCAGCCGGGAGTCGATACTATCCGCACCGGTGTACTTTCCGGCAAACTTGGTGCCGCTCGCCAGGTCAACGATCCCTTTTCCGAGCGCAGTCTGGATGTCAAACGTCCCGAACTCCAGATACATCAGGAGTTGGTCGCCGACGTAGTCCCAGAAGTTCGTGATCCCGAACCCGGTGCCGACGAGGCTCGCGCACTTCTCCGCGATGGTGATGGTGAACTCACCCTCTCTTGTAAGGGTGATGTCAGGCACGTTGGCGTCGATCAGTCCGGGATACGGATCCCAGTCGGCATGTTCAACAGTGTCTCCCGAGTTCCCCGTCACCGGCTTCTTCCCAGCAGCGCTGCCGAGTTTGAAGGCGCCCGCGTCAACATACCCATACGCCTCGTAAGCCCCGGAATACAGGTAGTCCGTTGCCGTCGGATCCAGCGGGTCGCCGCGCTGCATGAACGCCGGCCACAGGGTGAACCCGACGTGCGGCTCTGCGGAGAACCAGTGCCGGAAGTAGGGGTATTTGCACTCGAACTTGTGGTAGTACTTCGGCTTCCGGACCAGCACATCGCCGGCGGTGCCGTCGAGCACAAGCCCGTCCCCCCGGCCATTGGGTGAGAGCGTTATCTCCCCGGTCGTCCGGTCCCGGGTGCAGCGGCGGCGGTCGAAGATCAGATGCTTGTCGAAGTAGTCACTCGGCAGGCTGGTGATATATCGGCCTCCTCCGTCGATCCTGCGGAGCACCGGACTGGTGGAAGATGCGTCCCACTCAAACCCGATGACATCCCCGGAGTATGGGCGTTTCACGAAGTCGACCAGTTTGTTCCCCGGCGCGACGATCTTCGAGTTCATGGTGTCTGCGTGCACCGGATCGGTTGTCAGGATATTCTGGAATGATTCTATCATCGTTGTTCCTCCTCAGAACTGCTCGGTCCACTGTACCTCGAACCGGGTATCCGCGTCTTTCGCCTTCGGCGAGAAGTTCTTGTACGCGACAAGACTCCCGTCGGCGTCAATCAGCCCGCAGGTCGAGACGATCTGCCCGACCTCGTGAGCGTAATCCAGCCGGCCGACGATCGTGCAGACCATCCCGTTTGCCGTCACACTGGAGACCGGCCGGAGGGTCCCGAACTGTCCCGGAACAGTCGTCCGGTTGTCGTCTACTGCGATCGGGTTTCCGCCGGCGTCGTGCCCGCCGTTCCCGAACGCCAGGTGCGTGATCCGCGGCAGGATGCCAGTCTGGTGCGCCGCAGCGAACTTTGCCCGGCCCACCTTAGTCGTCGTGATGATCTCTGTCATGGTTCTCTTCCTCTGAATTCTGTTCGTTGCGCTTCACAACCCGCAATTCCATCGAGAAACGCGGTTTAATCTCTGTCCTCATGCTGTCACCTCAGTAATTGTCACATCGTGCACCACCAACCCCCGGAGCCCGTTGAACCCGAGCCCTCCAGCGAAGGGGAGGCTCATATCGAACCGGCTCACTGGTCCGCAGGCTGCCTGGTGCTCGACACTCTCGACGGTGCCGTGCTCTGCCCGCAGTGCCGTGTATCCATCGAACCGCCGGCCCCCGGAAAACATGAGGTCCCCCGTGAACCGGGGCATCGTCGGACCTAGCGTATCCGTCGCCGCTGCTGCCTGCTCGACCCCGACCGCCGTATCCCCGGGCACCTGGAGGACCAGGCGCGGATCATGTACGGCGATCTCCCGGGACGCATCGAACAGCTCCCGGCCGTTGAACCGGGCAAGTCCCTCGAACCGGTGTTCGGGTGCGGTGACGATCCGGTGATCGGCAGCGAGGGACTCCTCGTGCTCGACCCGGAGCGCAGAGTATCCACCGTCAAAAGAGGTCGAGCCGTCGAAGGCGTATGACCCATCATACAGATGAGATCGCACGGTCCCGAGCGTCAGGTGCGGATGGGCGACCTGCACCACAGAGATCGCACGGTCCCGAGCGGCCTTGAGTATCGGGAACCATTTCACCCGCACCCCCCCGGCAGCAGACTCTGCCGCGACCGCGACCAGGTCCGCTATCGACGCGAGGATGTCCTCAGCCCGATACGAGGTCCCGGCCCGGTCGAACGCAGCCTGAATATCCTCGTAGAGGGCATCCAGATCACAGCGGACGATGACCGCGGCCGGCTCCGGAGGTCCGAGGGGGCAGGGGTCGCCGGCGTCGAAGACCTGAACCTCTGCGTCGAAGCGAAGGCTCCCGTCGAAGTGGTAGTCCCATACCGCGACGTCGGTCCACCCCTCCTGGAGACCGATGAACGCCCGGCCCATGAATGCATCCAGGATCTCGTTGAACCGCTCGATCTCTCCGCTGGAGGGGATGGTCGCGACCCTCAGCCGCAGCCGGCGGCGATACTCGATATCGCTCATCCCACCCCGGGGTCGGTCAAGGTCGCGCCCGATCATATCGAGCGCCGCTCCTTCTGCATCGTCGAGTGAGCGCCAGGCACGGACCCGGTCGAGCGCCGCTCGCATCTCGTCCCGGTCAGCCGCGTCGAGCTGTAGGATCCGGTAGATTACGCTGTCAGGGGCCTTGGCATAGGCGTCCGGCAACCGGAGGATCTGATCTTCGACGGTCATGGCGACGTCACCGTTATGGTCCCGGGCACGGCCACCTCGGCCTTGGCAACCGCGATGTTCCCTGTCCCCCCGTTCACCGTCAGCGTCGGGATATCGATGATCCCGGGGATGCTATGGATCCGGGAGATGAGCCGGGTATAGATCACGTCCTCGCCGAGAGCGCGCCCGGAGAGATACCCTTCGATCGCCGCACCGACCTGATCGTCCCCGGCCGGCGCGAAGAAGGCTATATCC